CAACTTTTAATTGTGCCTTTCGCGGCACTCCCCTCTGCAATATTCCCTTTTTTACTTATAAACATATATGCTAATCCAGCTTCACCACAGTCAAATTGTTGTAGCTGTGGTACTGCGGGTTGAGAATATGTTACATCGCAATCTATTGTAGCACCCGAACTGTAATTATCATATCCCGGAGGTATATACATTCTATATGTAATTGTTTTGCTTAGATTGCCGCCGCTATTATTAGCACCAACGTTGTAAGGAGGAGATAACACACTTCCGTTGTACAGTAACTCTTTCACAGAGCCTAAACTAAATGCTGCCTTTGTGTGCTGACCGTCTTGTTTTATAGACCCACCACTCAAAGACACCGTATTACAATCAAAAAGTATTGGCTGTGTTCCACCTGCTCCGTCATCCTCAACACAATTTGAGGAAGCGTTAAATCCATTTGAGCGTACACTACAAGCGTCTGCTGAATTATGTGCTATAACAACAAGAGTAGCCGATGCACAATTTACACTAGATATAAGTTTTAATGAACTCCCTGTTAACTCGTAACCGATTCCAGCCGAACCATACCTTATAATTTCATAGCTATCAATACTCGCACCCGATCCCGCAGTAAAATAACTCGCTAGGTTGATCACCGTGCCACTACTTACATTTGAGTAGCTTGGTATACTACCCGAAAATGTAGGGCAGTTGTTATTTTGCACAGGATCTTCTTGTGCCGTTTGACTTGGTTGGTCAACAGTTACCGTACAATCGACAGTACTGTCCGCAACGTTACTATAACCTTCGGGTATTTCTATCGTGTATGTTATGCTTCTTGATATTGGACTGCCACTTGTATTTGCCGTGAAAGAAGTAGCCGTTTCGTCTATAATTATTCCATTGGCAATGGTAGGTTCAATTACCGCACCATCGCTCTGTACTGCAAAGTTTTGTAGGTTAGCAGTTGCACAGTTGAATGTGCCTAACGTCTGTACTGGCTCTGTGAACTCTAAATAAAAAGGACTTCTTACGTTAATTTTTGTACTCATCTCAATCGTTTGTTGTTAAGTGTAAAAGCTAGGAAATCTTCAACGTCTAATCCGTATGCTTCTACTAATTCGTTTGGAAGGTTTTTAAATGCTTTCTCAAATGGTTTTGTAAAGAACAAGCTAGGCTTTATTCCTTTCTCAAATATGCTATTGGATATAATGTAACTCATCGATTTGTAAGAGATGAACTTTCCTTTTTTATCTCTAAACTGAAACCCTCTTTTGCTTATCCAGTCCTCCAATGATTTTGCAGGTGGTCTTTTAGTTGTGTAACTGTAAGGGGTATTGTACTTCTTCTTTGTACCACTCACACCCTTGTCTTGGAATACACCATAGTTCTCCATAACAAATGAAAGGCTGAATGAAGTTTTACCAACCTCAACATCCCCATCAATGCTTTTGTAGAGTTTACCGTTTACGTTCTTTTTTCCTTTGCTTAGGTTTGTCCTAGCTTGTTTGACAACGTACTTCTTAAACTCTGTTAGAACCTTATGTGTGTACCCCTTTGTTAGCATATAGTCATATCGTTTGGAATGAGTACATCAAAGGTTGCCGCCCAACCTGCCAACTTGTTTTCAAATCTATCTACAAAAGGCTCACAAGTAACCTCACCCTCTACTTGGTATTTGTCGGTGTATAAATCACCGCGTTGTAACAAAGCCAGTAGCCTATTCTGTATTGCTAGTTGTGTATTGAGTACGTCTTGCTCGTTGTCGTTTCCTACAAAATCAGCAGCTTCATCTTTGCTTTCATCTACAATGTCCATTGATAGTACGCTAATACTAAACCTCATCGTTTGCGTTCCTACGGTTGCACTATTTACAATAATATGCGACAATGGAAATATAGTTTGCTTGTTGAGGTCTATATCGTCAAGGCTGCCATAGGTGACAGTATTAACAAACGGCTCTGCTTGTAGTGTGTCTTTTATTTTGTCCGTTAAGTCGTAAAATCCTTTCATCTTGTTTTTATCTGTTTTCTTTCTAGTTCAACCTTTTCCTTTTCAAATGCCAAATACAATAGGCAGGTATGGAAGTTGGTTCTTGTTATATCGTCATACTTCGTAACATCCCCCTTAGCGATTCCATAGATGCTTTGATACCAACCCCATTTTCTGCCAAAGTTTGACGCTGCTCCATAGTCATTTGTTTCGGAAATTCCTGACTCAAATAGTTCAGGGTAGTTTGCAACAACTCGTTGTTTAAACGATAAAAAAAAACCATCGCACTCATTACAACATCCAAAGGCATCCGCTTCATCTCTACCGATAGTTCTAAACCTTTGTAATCTTCTATGTGGTATTTGTCCCTAGACTTTAATGTAATCGGTCTGTAAAGAACCGCCATTGCCTTGTGCATCGTTTCCCAACTACTAAAGTTCTCATCTAGGTCTATGTACTCGCCTAACGTCATATCGTCTAACGCAGGAATAAAACCGTATTCTACGCCATTTAGTGTAAAGGTAGGTATCAACTCATCCTTTGTATTGAACAGTCCGTTAAGGTCGTTTAAAATGCTTTTAACGTAGTTGAATCTAATCTTAGCCACATCCTTTAGGTCAAGGTCACAAAACACCTCAACCATCTTGTGCATTAGGAAATTTGTGTCTTGGTTTTCCTCTGTGTTTATCCTTTCGAACTTTTGGTATTGTTCAAGTGTAATCTCCGATAAACTGCTTGGAACTAAAATATCAACTTTCATATAATAACAATAAATAAAAACGCAATATGTATAAAACAAAAAAACCGCCACCAATTAAGGAAGCGGTCAAACTAACAAATAAAAAAAACTCTATGTATAAGCCCCATAGTAGGCACGGTATAATTCTTCTATCTTTTCGTACAGTTCTTTTGCGTTCTGTTTGTATTCTTGTTTACCGTACTTCTTTCTACCATCCACATCAACAATCAGCTTTACTGGGTGTCCGTCTTTCTTGTACCCTCGCTTTGTAGGCTTTTGCACAACGTATATCTTATTGAACCAACACCACGCTTGTATCTCGTGATACGGTATGTTCTCGTAGGCATCAAGCATACCAAATAGCTATCATAAGGTACATCATTACATACATCATTGCGTATGCGCTAAGAACTAACATTGCACCGCCTAAGACTGCTTTCTTTATGTTCTTGCGGTTCTCCTTTCCAGTAATCTTCTTTACTAACTTGTACTCTACTGTGTCTTGTATTTTCATAATATATAAATTTAAAAGGGGCATTGCTGCCCCATTGTTTTTAGTAATTTATTTATACTTCAGTGTCTAAATGGTAGGAAGTTAATCCGTTAGGATATTCACCTATCCAAATTAGTTCCTTCTTCTCTAAAGAACCTATAACCCCTTTGAGCTGGTCTTTACTACCTTTAAAACTATCCATAATGCTATCAAAGCACTCTGTGGGTGTATTCTCGTAGTCATCTCCCCAAGAGATGATAGTTAGTACTTCTTTTTCTAAGTTTGTCATTGTGTTTTGTTTTAATTGTTATTGTTTTATAGTGCTAATATATAGCTTTTTTTTTAATTAACAACTAATAAACAAAATATTGTCCCATTTTTGTGATTAAATTAAACTATTCCTTTTTCAACCATTTTATCAAGAAGCGCATCTATTTCTCTCATTCCCTCCTCGTGAATGAACTCAATTACGGCTGAGATTCTCTCGTCAATGTCACTAGTCCAGCGCTTGGGAAATTCATCCGATTCAGCCTCTCCAGCAATTAAACGCTCATCAAATACTTTTTTAGCCTCTTTAATAGCAAAGAGATTATTTCTGTGTGTTAAAGCGACTTGCTTTGGTGTCTTTCCTTCTACTTTTTTTGGTATAAATCTCATTGTGTTTTGTTTTAGTTGTTTTTGTTTTACTCTGTAAATATACAACCTTTTTTTTAATTAACAACTAATAAACAAAATACTGCCCCTTATTAGGGTTTTCTAATTGGTCTGTCAATACATACCTAGCAGCATCAATGCAATCAGGATGCGCACCAGTTGGTTTTTGCAGCGTATTGCCTTCTTTATCCTTTGCCCATATATAACCTTGTAATTCTCTTTTTAGGTTCTTAGAACCGCTTGTAACGTATATCTCATTTTGATTGATGAGGTTGATTCCATATACTACGCTATCCCTTCCTTTGCTTACTGGATATACATTATGTCCGTATTGGGTTAGTTCAGCTATTGATTTAGGTTCTGCTGAATCCGCTATAATGTTTTCCTTTATGCCATTCATTTCAAGGTAACGACTTATGTCACGGTTTAACATACCCTTTTTGTATAGCACCTCATCAAATATATAAGCATCGTTCCATTTGTACAAAGCAATCAATGTGGTAGGGTCTACACTGTAACCAAAGTCCATTCCGTACGATAGTAACCTTGCTTCTTGTGGCACTGTGTCTATCTCTCTCCAGTCGGGAATACATACACCCTCTAGGCTTCCTATTTCACCCAGTCCATATACTCGCCACCAGTTTGACCAATACGTTGAGGTCTTAGCTTTGTCCCTTGCCTTTTCTATCTCGTGTACTATTGTGGTGGGTAGTGCATCGTTGTCCTTGTATGTAAGTGTTACAAAGTCTGTATCGGGTTTGCCTATTAGTTCCTTGTCAACCCAGAACAATGCAGATGGGTTATAGTCTAACCATATCTCTCCACTTGTTCGTACCACCAACTGTTGATACGCATCAAAAGGAATATTGTTGCACTCGTTAATATACAAATCAGTCCTACGCGCACCGCGCAGTTTATCAGGCATATCAGTTGAAAAAAATTCGATATAACTTCCATTGGTAAATATGTATTTTAAGGTACTCTTATTGAACTGGGAGTCCTTGTACCTATTAAGTCCCTTCAAGATGCCTAAGAAGTCCTTTAAAGCACCTCTACGCAGATGTGGGATTGATTCACTTACTACACTAATCTCCTTGCCTTCGTTTCTTATTGCATAATCAATAAGTATAAGCAGGATGCAGATAGTTTTCCCTGCCGAAGTACCACCCCTAACAATTTTGATTCTATTGCTAAGGGTGCGTAATGTTGTAAGTGCTTTTGTTTTTTTTACCTGCATTATAATTGCAGAGTAGGGTTTTAGTTATCCCTAATCCACAAACAACGGTAAGTCCTCGTTGATGGTAATGTCTTTTGTTTCTCTTGGCTTACCTGCGTAATAGTTGTAGAACAGTTGAACGTATTTAAAATCGCCCTTCTCCAACCCTTTCATCAATGCTTCAAATGCTAATGGCTCTAATGGAGTCAGCTTCTCTATAAGCGCAACCTCTTCTGCTTTAGGTTTTCTACCTGCATTTTTGTTGCCACCGTTAAACTTTCTCTTGTCCATAATCAAAAAAAAACATTAATGATTCTACTATAACAATAAAATTTATATTAAGTTGTTAAATACCACAATATCCCGAATCACATTCATTAAAGTCATCATCAAACAAGTTCACTTGCTTTAAGCTATTTTTAATTTGATTATACGTTACTCCATTCTTAAATGTTCTTACGTTATGACCAGTTTCGCTTTCAGCTTCTATAAACCATTCAAATTTGCTAGGGTGTTTTTCTGACATCAATTTTAATAATACTTCGTTCCTATGAAAACATCCAATGCAATTATTCATATAAGCAAACCTAACTGGTTTGTCCTTCCAATATGTTTCTACATTGTCTTTATATATGTTTGCATCAATCAAAGGGAATACTGGCTTTTGCCAAGCAATATCTGCCCACTTATTTTGAGTTCCAGTTTTTGTTTTACCAACGATTGCTTTCATTTCTAAAAGACCATCTTTGTTAATTTTAGATAACATTGTCTTTGCTCTCTTCATCTCATTGGCTCTATAACCTATTCTAGTTTCTATTGGTTCTTTTACATTATTTCGCCACCAATCAAATATCGGGTTCAACTTCATTTCAGTTGTACAAAATCGTTGTGTTACGTTTGGAAGATATTTCTTGTCACCTCTTATTATTATTTCATCAAACGTCTTTCCAGTTACCCAAGTTATTTTTCTACCTATGTACTGCTCTAAGTCTAGCATTGTGTAGATAATCATATCATCCTCTGCGGTAGCAATAAATGGTGCTTGTATTCTGTCCTCTACTTCTTGCCTTATCTTCTTGTCAGGAAACTTTGATGCTTCGTGTTCAATTCTTACTAAAGCAAATACATCGTAGTCCGCAGGATAGTTTGCGGCTATATATGATGAGGTTTTACCTCCCGATAAACTATTTACTGTAATCACTAAATCAAGTTGTTAATCAACTGTTCTTTTAAATCCATTGACTTGTGTCGTTCCTTTCTAAGTTCTAGTAATGTCCTAGCGTATTTTTCACGGTAGTACAATGCAGGGTTTAGTAAAGAACCCAGTTGACGTTTCTTTAGGTTTAGCGTTATCCTATCGTATATCTGATAGTAGTCTGTTTCGTACTTAGCTATTACATCGTCAAATAGTTTTATTCCGTGTATTACAGAAGCGTGATGTCTGTTTACTATTTTACCTATTTTGTTTAGTGGATAGTTCGTGTACTGCTTTGCTAGTTTAAAATACATTGCTCGTGCATATACTACTTCTCTATCTCTACATTGACGGTCAATCTTCTGTTCCGTCATTCTTTCTACTGTTTCTTTGATAAGTTCTAATGTCATCTAATCGTTTTTTAATTGTTTGTATTGTATCGTATTTTGCTTCTTCAATAGCTTTAAGAATCCCTGCACACGCTTCGTAGTCCTCTACCTCTTCGTAGTATGCTATTGCAGCTTCTAGTTCTTCTATTGCTGCTCCTTGTGCTAAATCAGCTAAGGCAAGGTAATAAAATTCTTGTACTATATCTTTATTCAAAACATCCTTATTTGTGATTGGTGTTGTTTTAATCTCTTAGTAGCTGCTTCGTAATAGTCTTTGTCTAATTCATATCCTTCTAAATCGTAACCTAAATTGTGACAAGCTATTGCGATTGAACCACTACCCAAGTGGGTGTCTAATATTTTATCTCCTTCTTTAGCGTAGTTCATAAGTAACCATTCATATAACTTTACTGGTTTTTGTGTTGGATGTATTTTTGTTTCAGAAACATTTTGTATTGAATATTCAAATAAAAAAGATGTTGTTGAAATACCTTCGCTTAATGAAGCAATCTCACATTCAGAATATTTTCCTTTCACACCAGTAATTTTTTTATTCCAAACAACAAAACCTTTCCATTGTGGTAGTTTAAAATTATTAGCACCCCAAATAATTTGATTTTTACTAACACGAACAAGTTGATTCCAATATTCTTTTTTTGGGCGACCTTTTATTGTGTTCATTGAACCATTTTTACGCATTTCAAATATTGGTTGATTGTCATCTCTGTAAGGAGGGTCAACAATAGCAAGGTCAAACTGGTTATCGTCAAACCCTGCCATTGCTTCCATACAGTCTTGGTTGTATAAATTAATCATTTGATACTACTAAATATTCAGATAAAACATCGTTTATATGTGGTCTAAAATCTGATATAGAAGTTAGTTTAGCGTGATTGTTCTCTAACATATCCTCATATCTTTTTAGTATGTATTTTGTAGCTAATATGCTTTTACTAGCTTGGCAGACTTTAACTATCTCTCTAAGGCAGTATGCTTGTGCTTTTTTCTTAGTGTACTTATCTACTAAAGTTGAAAGGTTAGCGGCTAACATATCAGACATCTCACCACTTCTAT